CAATAAAGGAGGATTTATAACAATGAGTATGAATGAAACATTGAGTAAAATTGATAAGTATTTGACCGGTGAAAGGATTGATGAAGCAACACCAATGTCAATGAGTAATGCAGTCAAAGAAAACGAGTATTCAAATATTTCAACAGGTATCAAACGTATCCAGTTTAGGTTGGATAAAGCTAATACACCACAAAAATTTGTTGACGCATTTGAAATGGTCAATAGATTAGTTGAAAAGTTCCCATTAAAAACAAAGGCTATTTGGCAGGCTGTTGCTGATGCTTATACTATGAGATATGGTTCAAATATGTCTGCGGCAGAACAGTTAAAAATAGAGAAGGGTACTTTTACAGAACAGGAGTAATATAAAATGAAAATGAAACTTTTAACCGAGGTCTCAAGTAATGTAAAATGGTCTAATATGACAGAAGACGGTGATTCTATATATGTAGAAGGTGTTTTTTCTTCGGCAGAATTAAAGAATAATAATGGTCGTATTTATAAGAAATCAATACTTGAAAGGGAAGTAGATAAATTGATGGAAAAAGTTGCAAATAAATGTCTTTGGGGTGAATTAGGACATCCGCCCCAGCCTGAAATTAATCCAGACAGAATATCACATTTAGTTGAAAAGTTAGAATGGGTAGGTAATGATCTCATGGGTAAAGCAAAAATTATTGATACACCTATGGGTAAAATAGCAAAAACCCTTATTAAAGAGGGTAGAGTTGGTATTTCATCAAGAGGTCTTGGGACGGTTTCTGAATCAGATAGTTATGTAAACGAAGATTATTTTCTTATAGGGTGGGACGTGGTCATTGATCCATCAAACCAACCATCTTGGCTTAAATCCGTTACTGAAGCCCGTGAGTTTGATGTTCCTTGGATAGTACCAGAAACACCTAAAATTATTGAACCGATTATTATCAATGACCCAGTTCAAACATCTATTAGTATTGATGAAGCAAGAAAAGAATACACTAAAAAGATTTGGCAAGTTCTTAAAAAAATAGAAAGGAGTTTATAATTATGGAATTATATGAAAAGTATTTAATGGAAAGAAATCCCGAAAGTACATCTACCACTTCAAAAGAACAACTATTGGTAAATTTTTTGGAATCTGGTATAAAAACGTATAGAAATTTGGAAAAGATTAGGATCTCCGGAGAATTAGGAGATTATAAAGCTTTTGCCAATGCCTATGAAGTAGTATTAAAATTTATTAAAAGAGGATATAAAAGATAATGTTAGACATGTACGAAAAAGATTACGTGAAAGATGTAAAACACGGATCACAACAAGATAAAGAAGCTAAGTTATCCAATCTTGAAGATAAGTTGAAAAAAGAGGACGAGAAAAGACGTTCTAAACACTTATAACAACGGTAACGTGCTTAATTATTAGTTTTCATTTTATCTATATTTTACAAGGTTTTACAGAACATTTTTTAAACTGATATATTAATTATAAATACAATTACAAGAAATAAACAAGGAGGAAAACACATGCTAGATGATGTATTAAAAGTGCTCGGAGTAGAAAAACTTGATGAGTCACAACAGGTAGCAATTTCTGAAAAGATTGAAACTATGATTGACATTAAATCAAGAGAGCGTGCTGATGAACTTCTTAGAGAGGAAAAGGAAACATTAGTAGAGGAATATGAGTTGAAATTTGAAGACTACAAAAAAGAGATAACTTCTAAGTTTTCAGATTTTGTTGATTCAGTCCTAGACGAAGAACTTGAAATCCCTGAGAAAGTATTACAGTATGCCAAACAAGGTGAGTTGTATGGTGAATTGATTGAACAGTTCAAAATTAGACTTGCCATTGACGAGGGTGTTCTTGACAACGAAGTGAAAGGTTTGTTAAGAGAAGCCAAAGAAGAAATCTTGAAGTTGAAGTCAGATGTTAATAGTCTTATGGCTAAAGAAATGGAACTAAAGGAAGATGCTAAGATTTTGGCAACAGATCTTTATCTTCGTAAGAAATGTGATGGTCTTTTGGAAAACCAAAAGTCTAAAGTAATGGATTTACTACAAGGTGTAAATGAAAAGTCAGAAATTGACAAGAAATTTAATTACATTGTAGAACATGTATTAGGTGAATCAGTTGAACCAGGTACAGAAGAGCCAACTGGTGAAGCTGCTTCTAATCAAGTAATTTGTCCTAAGTGTGGTGCTATCTATTCAGTAAAAGGTGAAGATGCAACAGCAACATGTCCTAAGTGTGGTGCCCAGATGGAAGATGCAGAAAGTTCTTTTGAACCAGCTGATGATTCCGGTAATGGTCATATGGAAACTGTACCAGTAAAACCTGGAACAATAGCAGAAGATACCAATCCTTTTGAATCATATAAAAAGTCTTGGTTAAAGATGCTAAAAGAAAACAAAATCTAAAAAATAAAAGAAAAATTTAAGTAGGAGGAACAAATGGATCTTAAAGGTTTAGTAACAAAATGGAAAGACATCCTTGATGAAGGAAGTCAGATTAAAAATCCTAAAGTATTGAAAGCAACAGCATTAATGTTGGAAAATGAAATGAACTATATTAACGAATCAGGTAACAATTCAACAACTGGTAGAAACTTGGCAGGTGGTTATGGCACTTCGGGTGATTTCCAACAGATTGCTATTCCAATGGTTAGGAGAACATTCCCTGAATTGGTCGCCCACGACATCGTAGGTGTTCAGCCAATGACAGGACCGGTAGGTTTGGCCTTCGCTCTACGTTTCAGAGCAGGTAATACTTATCGTCAGCAATCATATCCAGCAGGTAGCATTACACCTACATATAACGATGAATTGGGTTACAATGCAATTGATCCGTTCTATTCAGGTAGTACATCAACTTCCGCTGGTTTCGTAACTTCAGCAGGTGAACTTTTGGGTTCTGGCGCTAATGGTACTGGTGCCGCAGCAGACACAGGTCTAGGTGTTGGTACTTATGCAGCCATTGCAGAAGTGAATATGACGGTAGAAAAAGCACAGGTTGAAGCTAAGACCCGTAAATTGAGAAGCCGTTGGTCACTAGAAGTAGCACAGGATCTTAAAGCCATGCACGGTTTGGATCTTGAGGAAGAAATGATGGACATTTTGGCATATGAAATCACAGCGGAAATCGACCGTGAAATCGTTAATATGATCAATTCAGTGGCTGTCGCTTCAACCTGGAATTACAATTCAGCAACAGATGCAGATGGTAGATGGCAGGCTGAAAAGTTCCGTACTCTTTACAGTATGATCGTGAGAAAGGCTAACTTGATCGCAATCAATACACGTAGAGGTGCTGGTAACTTTGTTATCGTGTCACCTATGACTTGTGCCGCTTTGGAAGGTCTAAGTTCATTCGTTCTATGGCCAACTGATGGCCAGGTTAATTCATTGGTAACTGGTGTTTCCAAATTGGGTTCTTTGGACGGTCGTATTACTGTCTATCGTGACACATTTGCTACGAGTGATTATTGTACTGTGGGGTATAAAGGCCCAAGTGAATACGATGCGGGTATCATTTATTTGCCATATGTACAGCTACTTGTGTCAAAGACAGTGTTTGAACAGAGCTTCCATCCAACAGTCGGTTTGATGTCGCGATACGCTTTGTACCAACATATCTTTGGATCAAATCTTTATTACCAGAGAATTGCTATCAGCAATCTTCCTCAGTAAGGATTGTTGAAGATTAGATAGTAAAATAAACCCTCTTGAGAGCAATTTCAAGAGGGTTTTTGTTTTCAAAAACTATGGTCATTGAACCCATTAATCCCAAACTTTTTAGATTGACATTAAACCCTCTGCACAAATATTTTAAAAAAATACATTTACATAAATATATAAATAAGATATATTAGTAGTAAATAAAATATTAAGGAAATAAAAAATGCCAACAAAATATTCATTTGAACAAATAAATAATTTTATAAATGATACTGGTGAAATATTAATAAGTAATGAATATATAAATTCACATTCGCTTTTAGACATAAGATGCCAAAAATGCAAAGAAATTTATAAAGTTAATTGGTGCAATTTCAAAAACGAACATAGATGCCCGACCTGCGCCACAAAAGAAAAGGCAGAAAGGGCCACATACAAATATCCAGACGTTGTAATATGGTCTAAAAATTTAGGATTTACTGTATTATCAACAGAATATATATCAGCGTTCGATAAATTAGATTTTAGTTGTGATGTTTGTGGGTATGTATTTAAAAGGGCTTTTGCTCATTTGAAACATAATCCAAGATGTCCGATGTGTGTAAAAAACATTGGCAGTCCTAGTAGAAATAATATTGACTATGTAAATAAGTATATAACAGATAGAAATAATAAATGGATAGGCGGCGAATATAAAAGTAATTACTCAATGTTACAATTACGATGTAATAAAAAGAAACATATTTTTCCTATGAGATTTAATAATTTTCAACAAGGCCAAAGATGTCCAGAATGTGCTAACGATGACGGTCGTTCTATTGGTGAAAAGGATATATGTGACCATATAGGAACTTTTTATAAAGGCATAATAAAACCAAATGATTATACGGTAGTTTTTAACCCATCTTCTAATTATTGGTTGGAATTGGATATCTACTTACCAGAAATTAATTTAGCAATTGAGTTTAATAGTTATTTTCATATAAAAGATGAATACGTTATTTATAAAGATGATTTGAAGAAAAGTGTGTGTTTAGAAAAATCAATTTTATTATATATAATATGGCATAACGATTGGAAAAAAGACCCAACAAAGGTTAAAAAAGAAATTAAAGACTTGATAGAAAAATTAAGTAAATAATTACCGACATAATTTATTTTGGTTTAATGACTCAATACAAACTCTTTAACATTTTCCAATATATTTTGTTTTTCTTTTTGCCAACCCATCCCGTTTATAACTAACAGTTCTATACCTAACTGAGAACATTGTTTTACCTTCATTTCATCACGCCATTGTTGTTTCACAAAACCATTAATAGTATCTGTCATATCAACATAATGATACGGACCATTATATTCTATTGCTTTTTTCAATTCCGGTAGGTATATATCTAATTCCAGTTTATATTTAGTCCAAGGATTGTAAACAATTTTTCTATTTGGCCCTTCTACAATACCACTATATATTGTTTTTATGTATTCTTTAACTTCTAGTTCTGGTATTGAAATTAATTTATGTGATGTATTAGGACATCTTTGACCCTGTTGAAAATCATTCCATCTCATTTCAAATATATGACCATCTGGACACTTAAATGGTATCTTTGTAAGGGCATTTTTGTACTCATTTGCTAAACAAATATAACCACGATCTTCCGTCTGTTCTTTTATTCTTTCTAGTGAATATCGTATACCACCATGACAATCTGGATGACTACATCTTTGACCTTGTTGGAAATTGTTAAACTTTACTTTATATACATGACCTTTAGGACATAACAACTCTAATTTTTTATTAGCGCCTTTATATTCACTTAATAGTTTATAATCAGTTTTATTAAAATATTCTTCAATCATTTCTTGGGTTTTTAAGTCGTTACCATAACAATACTTACATCTTACACCATTTTTAAATCTCTTAAATGATACTTGCCAATTATGTCCTCTGTCACATATTACATCCATTGGTGTATTTGTGTCTTTATATTGTGACAGAGGACATAATTGGTATTTTTCTTTATTAAAGAACGATTCTACATATTCATGTGTATATTTTATATTATGGGCACATTCACTATGACCACAACCATGTCCTTGTTGAAAATCGTTATATCTTGTTTCATAAATATGACCTTTAGGACATTTAACAGTGATTAATTCTCTGGCCGATTTATATTGTGACAATAACATATACCCTTTATCTAAAAATGATTGTTCAACTTGTTCTTGACTTAGTTTTATTTTTAACATTTTATTTATCTCCTTGAATATGAGTATAGTATCTTTTACTTATTTATACTTTATCACATAAAAATAATTTCGTCAAGTCTAAAAGTTTACATATTGACATTAAACCATAAATATGTTATAATTCAAATAAAAATGATTGGAGATATATTAAATTGGCAAACTTAAGAAATATTGATGGGTCAGAAGAAATAACATTTTCAACAGGTAGCCACAAGAAGATTCTATTTGATTGTGATAAATGTGGTCTAACTCTTGAACAGGCATATAGGACATATATAAACCAGAAAGATTTTAAGTTGTGTCGCTCTTGTAGAAATAAACACACTGCCAACAGATCAGATGTAAAAGAAAAACAAGCTAAAGTTACAACTGAAAGATGGTCTGATAATGTTTATAAAGAAAAAACAAGTAAAAAGATTTCAATTGCAAAAACTAAAGAAACACCTGTTGTAAAAGAGAAAAAAGTAACAATTAAAAAAATAATTGAAAAACCTATTATAGAAATTAAACCCATTGTAAACAGAGATAATGAAAATATTCAATTAATTGTTGATTTCTTAAATGAAGAAGGTATTGTTTATAATTTTATACAAGTTAATAACGATAACACTAATTGTATCTTTGAAATTGACGGTCTAAACGGTAAGATAGAACTTAGATATGTTAATACATTTGTAAATAAAATGGACTATACAAAGAGATTTGGTATAAAAGGTATTGAACATGACTATTTTATCAATATATCACACGAAAATGCAGAAAATGGTATCAGAACTATTTGGATTAAAGACTTTGAGATTGAAACAAACAAAACAATTATTGGAATGTTAGGCGAAGAAATACCAAATTACCATAGAAAATGGGAAGTGTTGAAGTCATACATAAGAACAGCAACTGGACGTATTAAACATAGAATATATGCTCGTGATTGTGAAGTAAAAGAAGTACCTAACTCACAACTGAGACCGTTTCTAGAACTTAATTGTTTTTATGGTTACAGGTCTGCTAATAAGAATCTAGGTCTTTATCTCAAGAAAGACAAAGGTCCATATAAAAAAGGTGACCTGTTATATGTTTATACATTTGGTTGTGCATTTTACAATTTAAACAAACCAGGACAGTTAGAAGTTATAAGAGTTGCAACAGTTTTAAATACACAAGTAATTGGTGGTGCTTCTAAATGTATAAAATATTTCTTGGAAAAATATCCAGTTGTAACAGTTGGTAAGAATGAAGTAACTGTTGATAATTTGTTGTTTTATGTAGATGCTGACCATAATTCTGCTAAGTCAATGGAA